TGACCTAGAAATACTTAAATCTGCTACTTCTGTCCAACTCGTACCATTCCAAGATTCTGTTGCTCCTGTATATGAAGGTGCTTCACCACCATAACCTATAGCAGAAGGTACAGTACCAGCTGCTCCTAATTGAGCTCTTCCTGTGTTCATATCGTTGACTTCAGTCCAACTAGAACCGTTCCAAGTTTCTGTTAATACACTAACAGGATCACCGCCAAAAGCAATTGCAGAAGTATTATCAGTACCAGTCCCTCCTGTATTTCCTCTTGCCGTATTAAAATCTGATACTTCTGTCCACGATGTTCCATTCCAACTTTCTGTTGAACTAGTAACACCTGCACCTGGAAGAGCTAAAGCTGATGTTTGAGTACCTGCTCCATTATCAAAAAATAACCTTGCAGTGTTCAAGTCATTTACTTCTGTCCACGAAGTTCCATTCCAAGACTCTGTTACTGCCGTAGTACCAGGCCCTGCTGGAATACTTGTTGTACCACCAAATGCTAAAGCAGAAGTATTATCTGATCCAGCTCCTGATAATACCCTTCTAGCAGTATTTAAATCATTTAATTCAGTCCAAGATGTTCCGTTATAAGATTCTGTTTCTCCTAAAATTCCTGGAGATGGATTTTGTCCACCAAAAGATAATGCTGATGTTTGTGTTCCTGTTCCTGCATTAGCTGCTCTTGCAGTATTCAAATTCCCACCCGTGCTCCAAGCAGAAACAGTATTAGGATATTGAAATTTAAATGCTTGATTTGTAGAGTCGTACCAAAGTTCTCCCTCAACTACACTTGGTTTATCTCCAGCATAGTTAGTAACTGCTGTACCTTGTACTTCTTTGTAGGTAGCCATTACTTAGCCTTTAACAACCAACCCTGAGTTCCATCTGTATAGACCAAAGTATTGGCTGCCCTTTCTACTGAAACTGTTAAGTCGGCTGCAGAGCCTTGTATGTTTTCTGAGTTTCTACCGATTGTTAAATTGTTTGTGTCGAATGTTCCTGCGTAATCAACAAATGTTACGAAATCTCCTAAAGATGGAGATGCAGGTAAAGTCATTGTAATTGTTCCTGATGTTGTGTTAATAAAATATCCCTCTCCAGCAACTGCTGTAAAATTTGATGTTTTAACTGTTTGCCATTGTTCTCCACCAGATACTTCGCCAAAAGATAAATTTCCAGCACCATCAGTTTTTAAAACTTGATCTGTTGTACCATCTGCTGTTGGATAAGATAAACCATCTATAATTACTTTACCTGTTCCATCAGGTGTAAAAGTAATATTACCATTTGATACTGATACTATTGAATTACCATTAACATCTAAATCTCCACCTAATTGTGGAGTTGTGTCATTTACTAAATCTGTTGCTACTGTAGAGTCTAACCAGTTCACAGTATTAGCTGAATAGTCAAATTGTGCTAAAGATATATCATCTGTTCCATCAAAGAATTTTAGGGTTGGATTTGTTGCGTTAGTTACATCTAGCCATACAGTCCCTGCAACTGCTGATGCTGGTCTTGATGATCCTGAATTAGAAGTATTAATAGCCTCTAATACAGAGTTTAAATCTGATCTAAATGATGGAAATGATTGGTTAGCTATATCGTAATCGTGTTGTGCCATGTTGTTCTTATACTCCTTTTAAAAGCCTTTTGCAATATAATCAAAAGTTCTTGATACTGCTGTATCTGAACTGTTGAAAAATGAAACATCAAATCCATTTATTGTTTTATTTGAAACAGTAAAATAATCTCCAGTATTTCCATTTTCCATTGTAATACCTGTAGCATAATTAACAGATTTATACGGATTTGTAAATGTAACTGTGTAAGTTCCAGTACCAGAAGTTATATCATTTCCACTAAATATTCTATCTTCCATATCTATAGAAACTGTAACTTCATTAACAACTGGAGTAGATGCTAAATCTCTTGAAATTAAAACAACTCTAAATTTAGCATAACGGAAAGTGTAAGAACCTATTATAAAATTTCTAAAATCTGTATAAGTAATATTATCATCAGATGTAGCTATCTCAATATGAGCATTAGCATTAGCTGGTGTATCTCCATCAAAGTTAGATGATGCAGAATCAAATAATCCACTTCTAGCATCAAATAAATCGTCAGGGTTATCTGATGTTTGACTTAATGTTGCTGTAATTCTAGCAGTATGAACTGCACCAATATCAATAACATTTTCAAATTCATAATTTCCTGTTGGATAAAAGTCGGCATTTTCTACACCTGAATCAAAAAATCTAGTTGTTTCATCATCAAATAAACCTGAAGCACTATCAAATAATTCTGAAGAATCTAATCTTATTGTACTATCAGCAACTACAACATTATTTAAAGTTCCATTAAAATCAGGATGTTCAGATTGCGTGGCAATAGCATTAAAGTTTTGAACACTTGTTACATTTGAAATAATTGCAGTTGCATTAGAACTAAAGTTACCTAATTTATCTACTGCTTTAATAAGATAAGTACCTTGTCTAGCTGGTACTGTAATACTTGTACCTGGTCGAGATATTTTTTCTACTAATGCAACTGAGTTTTGCCAATCAGCAGTTCCATTAGTTTCTTCACTAAATCTTAATTGATAATATGCTAAATCTAAATCAGGTATTTGTGTCCATGATAAATGTGCTTCTTGTCCAACAATATTACATGAAAAATCTTCTACATCAGCTGGTGGTTCAATAGCACCAATAATTGTTCTTGATTCTGAAACATAAGTTGATGATACACCTAAAGTATTTACAGCTTTAACTCTTACATCATAAGTTTCTTGGTCAATTACATTCAATACTCTTTGATTTAATCCTGTACCTTGTGCATGAATTTTATAATCTGTTTCATCTGATTTTTTATATTCAACTTGGTAATAATCAACAAAGCTATCAGTAGATGCACCAATAGTTATATTTAATGCAACAATTACTGTACCATCATTATATTCAATTAATTCATCATCTAAAGTAACACTTGCTGGTGGTTGAACAGTAAATGGATTAGGAAGTGTTGTTGTTGGAATTGTAGTTGCTTGTATTTTTGAAGACCATTGATAATGTGTATCTTGATGTTCGACTAAACTTAATCCAACAGTATAATCATTGTTAAAAGTAATTCCTAAAACTCTAAATGGTTTAGCAGAAAAACCTAATGATGAATGTGTGATATTAACTATATCTCCAATGTTTAATTCATAACCTTTAAAAGCTACATTTAAAGATAATCCTAAAGCCTCTCTTGATCTTCTTAAAATAACTTCAGCCATTTCTTCAGCTTGATATTGACTTGTTATTGTTGGAAATTGAAATCTACCCTCTAATAAAAAACCACCATCAGCAGTTTTCATTGTTGCGTGTTGATCTGCACTTGGTAATCCTGAATCATCTATTGGTGGAAACTGAACTTCATCTACTTGATAGTTTCTATCAGGATTTATAAATGAACAAATAACTCTATTATATCTTTCATTCTTTTGTGGGATTGCCAAAGTATAACCACCTATAATATCGTCTTCAGTTAATGTTACACTTGCTGTTCCTGTTGTTTCAATAATTAAACTATATTTACCTTGTGAAAATGGAATATAACCTCTACAGCCTTTAATCATTTCTCTTAAATTATCTATAATAGTTCTTGATGTATCTACTGCTGTATTACAATCAAATATATTNATATTACTTCCACCTGAATATGGCTCTACTTGGGTTTCGCAAANTTGTGANGCATCATAAAAACTTTGTAAATCTATTTCACTTANAGATAAACCTTTTCCATATCTTGTATTTGTTAAATAATCTAAAATGCACCATGCTGGGTTTGTTGAATAACTTGCAGATTGTTCTANTANACTTGCATTATAAGTTTTAACTTTTTTACCTTTTATTCTAGCTTGTATTTTAGGNAGTCCACCAAAAGCATCTTGGTTAAACTTAAATCTAATTGCAAGATAACATAANCCACTTAATTTATGATTACTTCCCCAACTAGATAATGTAGATAATAATGTTGATGCTGATTGACCATCTGTTCCAAAGTGAGGCTCTACTCTAATTAAACTTTCGCCATCTTTGTAATAATTACTATCTGAACTATCTACTTCAACTGCATTACCATCTGTAAAACTACTAGCAAATGTTACAGGCTTTTCATCAATTAATATTTCTTCAATAGAATTTATCTCTCCCTCTGATAATACTAAAGCGATATATAGATATTCATTATCTGTTCCTGAAGATTCTACAAATACTCTAGTACCACCAACAAGTCTTTCTCCATAAATTACAGGAATATTACTATCATTAGATTGTTTATTTAATAACAATCCTTTTTCAAAATCATCAAATGAGTTAGTTCCAAAATCAGGTATATCAGGTGTTTTAGGTCTTAATGCCCAAGATAAAAATAAAGTTGCACCTAAACTAATTAATGGATTATTAAAAAACCCAAATATTTTTGTTGCTGGTTTTACTATTGGTTTTAAAATTTCTACTGCACCACCCATTATTTATGAAACTCCCTTTTGTATTTACTAGATATTCTGTAAATATTATTGTTATCATCTAATCTTAACCAATTAATACATTGATTAGTTTTTAGAAAGTTTTTGAAATGATTATAAACCCATGACATAACTATTCTTGCATTTCTTAAAATAAGAATATCGTGTAGCCAAAGTCTATCTCCACTTTGCCATTTATCTTTCTTAATAATTGCATTTGTTTTGTATTGATCTTCACATTCTTTATTTAAAAAAGCCCAATTAACAAATCCAAATATACCTTTATCATCTTTAAATAATTTATACTGATTACATTTTATAGATGGTGCAATATGATATTCTAA